ACGGCTGTCGGTCTTTGCCACGCAGGATCAGGTGTTCACATGGCCCGCGGGCCTGTTGTCGCGCACGCTGGGGCCAACAGGCAACTTTGTCGGCAACCGCCCCGTGTTGCTGGACGACAGCACCTACTTCCGCGACGCCAGTACCGGCATCAGCTACGGCATCAAGTTCATCAACCAGCAGCAGTACAACGGGATCGCGGTCAAGACCGTGACCTCGACGTTCCCGCAAGTGATCTTCGTCAACAACACGTTCCCCGACATCGAGATGTACATCTACCCACGGCCCACCCGCGAGTTGGAATGGCACTTCATCTCTGTCGAAGAACTGACCAAGCCCGCGCTGCTGGCCACCGAACTGACGTTCCCACCAGGCTATCTGCGGGCGTTCCGCTACAATCTGGCCTGCGAGATGGCGCCAGAGTTTGGCGTCGAACCGTCGCCCCAGGTGCAGCGGATCGCCATGACCAGCAAGCGCAACCTCAAGCGCATCAACAACCCTGACGACATCATGTCCATGCCGTACAGCATTGTGGCGACCCGTCAGCGGTTCAACATTTTCGCAGGGAACTACTGACGATGGCTAACGTCAAAATCTCCGAACTTCCCGCAGCCACAGTTCCGCTGGCCGGCACTGAAGAAATGCCGGTTGTGCAGAGCGGCGTCACCAAGCGCGCAGCGGTCAACAACATTGGCTTTCAACCGGCAGGCGCAAACGCCGTGTTGCGTACCGCTCAGACCAAAATGCTCGAAACCATTTCCGTGGCCGACTATACCAGCCTGACCGCCGCAATTACAGCCGCCAAAGTCAGCGGGCGTCCTACGGTCATTCTCATCAACGGTGACATTACCGTATCTGCGACCATTGTCGTGGACGCCCCGAACATCACACTGCAAGGCGCGGGCAGCGACACTTCGCACGACGTCGGAACGCAAGGCGCCGGCGCACGGGCCAAGCTAATCTGGGCGGGCAGTGCAGGCGGCACGGTGTTGCAGTTTGCCAGCCCGGTGGGTGCTGCCAACCAGGCGTGCGGCGGCGGCGGCGCGACTGGCCTTTACATTGCTTGCGGCAATAGCGCGGCCATCGGCTTGCAAGTGCTGTCATGGCGTAAAGGCACTTTTGAAAATTTGCACTTTGACAACCCGACAACGGTTGGCCTTGATGTCGGCGTGGTGGCCACTCTGGGCGAAGCGCGCGATACGCAAAATTGTTATTTCCGCAATCTGAGCAGCCGTCACTACGAAGTGACGAGCGGTACCGGCGGCCTAATCCGGCTGGGCGGCGATGCAACGGCAAACACCTCGCTGAATTTGTTTGAGCAGCTTGATTGTTCGTTTCTCAACGGCACCGCCTATCTGTTCAACAACAGCGATAACAACTATTTGGTTCGCCCCCGCGCTTTTCGCGGCGGCGGCGGCACCGGCAGCGCGGTGGTGTTCAACGGCAGCAACGCAAGCACGTCAGAAGTTGCGCGGTCAAACACAATCGTTAACCTTTCGACCAATGGTGCGTTGCCGATCATCTGCCGTGGCACGACTACCTTTACCAACCCAAGCATTGACAACAGTTTGCTGCTGCTGGACTTTGACAACGGCTACACGCCGCCAACAATTGAAACCGGCGCGTCAGCAGCGTGGAGCGACACACGCGGTTTGCAAGCGCGTTTTGGCTATATTGGCGTGCCTGCGGGCGAAGATATAACCAACACAGTGGCCGCTGAAGCCCGGCTTGGTACCAGCACGCTTCATGTCGTTAACGGTGCTGAAAACCATATGCGCCTGTCTAACGCAGCAGGCACAACCGAATGGTCGTTGTCGATTGACGGCAGCGGCAATCTACGCATCCTGCGTATCGCTGGGTCAGGCAATTTCAATATGCCGACCACGTCCGCTTACAACAGCGGCGCGATTACGTTGGGCGCAGCAGACAGTGGTGGCACCGGCTTCCGTGTCTTGAGAGTGCCGAACTAAAATGAAATCGCCCATCCTCGGCTCAAGCTATGTCGCCCGCAGCATCAACGCTGCGGACGCGCGCATGGTGAACCTCTTTCCAGAGGTTGTGCCAGAAGGTGGGCAGATGCCTGCGTTCCTTAACCGTGCGCCAGGGCTGAAGCTACAGCAGGCCGTTGGCACCGGGCCGATCCGGGGGCTGTGGGCGCACCAGACGCAAGGCTCTGACTTCTTCGTCGTGTCGGGCAACGAGGTCTACAAACTGTCTTCGCTGACCGGCACGCCGGTGCTGCTGGGGACAGTCAATGGCACTGGGCCGGTGTCCATCGCCGACAACGGCGACCAGATCGTCTTCGCGTGCAACCCGGACGCTTTTGTCTACACCGAATCCACCAACACGTTTGTGCAAGTCACTGATCCTGACTTCCCCGGCGCGGTGACGGTCGGCTATCTCGACGGCTACTTCGTGTTCAACCCACCCAACAGCCAGCGGCTGTACGTCACCAGCCTGTTGGATGGCACGCAGATCGACCCGCTGGATTTCGTCAGCGCCGAAGGATCGCCGGACGGCATCGTCGGTTTGATCGTCGATCACCGCGAAGTGTGGGTGTTCGGCACCGACAGCACCGAAGTCTGGTACAACGCCGGCACGGCGGACTTTCCGCTGGCGCGCATTCAAGGCGCGTTCAACGAGATCGGCTGCGTCGCGCCCTATTCCATCGCCAAGCTGGACAACGGCGTGTTCTGGTTGGGAACCGACGCCCGCGGCCAAGGCATCGTCTACCGGGCGACTGGCTACGTTGGCCAGCGCGTGTCCACGCACGCGGTTGAGTGGCAAATCCAGCAATATCTGAACATGTCCGACGCGGTGGCTTACACTTACCAGCAAGACGGCCACGCCTTTTACGTCCTGAACTTCCCTTCTGCCAACACAACGTGGGTTCTTGATGTCGCCACCGGGGCTTGGCACGAACGGGCTTATTTCAGCGAAGGCGTGTTCTCGCGTCACCGCGGCAACAGCCAGTGCAACTTCCTCGGCAACATCGTCATCGGCGATCACCTGAACGCCAACATCTACACCTTTGACCTGACGACCTACGCTGACAACGGCACGCCGCAGAAGTGGCTGCGGTCGTGGCGGGCGCTGCCGACCGGCCAAAACAACCTGAAGCGCACGGCGCAGCACAACCTCCAGATCATGTTCGAGTCTGGCGTGGGTCTGTCGGGCCTTGATCCATCCGATCCTTTTTTTGGTTTGCTGTTGACCGAAGGTGGCGACTTTCTTGTTACCGAATCGGGCGACTACATTGAAGTCACTCCGCTGACAGTGCAAGGCGCAAACCCGCAGGTTATGCTGCGCTGGTCGGACGACGGCGGCCACACATGGTCGAACGAGCATTGGGTGTCTATTGGTAGGATCGGAGGCTACGGCCAGCGCGCCATCTGGCGCCGCCTGGGCATGACGATGAAGCTGCGCGACCGCGTGTACGAGGTGTCTGGCACTGACCCGGTCAAGCTGGTCATCATTGACGCCGAACTGATGATAAGCGGCACCAATGCCTAACCCCGTCAACATCACCAACATCACGCCGCCGCGTGTGCAGTTGGCTGACCCGAACACAGGGCTGGTCAGCCGCGAATGGTTCAGGTTTTTCCAAAGCCTGTTTCAGTTAACCGGCAGCGGCCAGAACGACTTCACGCTGCAAGACTTGCAGATTGGCCCTGACAGCGACGCTGCGTCGCTGGCGGCTGTGTTGCAGACCGAAATCCAGAACCTATCGGTGTCGCCGCCGTACACGCCGCAGTTGGTTCGCCATCGCTACGGTTCGTTCTACGACACCACCACGCAGACCGCAGCGGCTATTAACACCGTCTACGCGATGACGTTCAACAACACGCAGTTCAGCCAAGGCGTCACCCGCGGCACGACAACGTCGCGTATCTACGTTGACACGCTGAACATCTACAACATTCAGTTTTCCGCGCAGATAGTTAACACTACCGGCGGCGGCGCGCACCGCGCTTGGATTTGGCTACGCAAAAACGGCGTTGATGTACCTGACAGCGCGACCGTTATCCGCATCCAAGGTAACAACACGGAGGCTGTTGCGGCGTGGAATTTTTTGCTAGAGATGAACCAAGGCGACTACTTCGAACTGATGTGGGCCGTTGATAACACGGGTGTTCAATTGCAGACATTTGCCGCCTCCGCATTTTACCCGGTAGTTCCGTCGATCATCCTTACCGTGACCAACAACATTAGCTCAGATGGGGGCTACTAATGGCCGTTCTTTCTCCTTCACCCAAAGCGCAGTTTCTGGACGCCTCTGGCGCGCCGCTGGTCGGCGGTAAGGTCTACACCTACGCCGCCGGCACGACCACGCCGCTGGCGACCTTCACGACCGGCGCCGGCACTGTGGCCAACACCAACCCGGTGATCTTGGACTCCCGCGGCGAGGCCAACATCTGGTACAGCAACGGCACGTCGTACAAGGTTGCGCTGACCGATTCGGCTGACGCTTTGATCTGGACGGTGGACAACATCGTCACGATTGGGTCGATGGCGTTCCAGAACGCCGACGCCGTGGCCATCACCGGTGGCACCATCGGGTCGGGCGTGACGTTCAACGGCAACACCACTGGCACGGCGTCCAACGTCACCGGCGTCGTTGCAGTCGTCAACGGTGGTACAGGCTCAACCACGGCTGCCGCCGCGCGCACCGCCCTTGGAGCGGCAGCGTCTGGGGCCAACGCTGACATCTTGTCGCTGCGGCAGGACGTGGCGCTTGTAGATGCTGGCACGATTGGCGCAACCAGCATCGGTTACCGCGGCGCACCGCAGAACGCCCAAACGTCAGCCTACCAACTGGCGCTGACCGACAACGGCAAGCACATCTCGATCACCACCGGCGGCGTCACGATTCCGGCCAACAGCGCAGCGGCGTTCCCGATTGGCGCGACGGTTGTTATCTACAACAACAGCGGCAGCAGCCAGAGTATCGGCATCACGACCGACACGCTGCGGCAGGCTGGCACGACCAACACCGGCACGCGGACGCTGGCCAACTATGGCCTGGCAACGTGCGTCAAGGTGGACACGACTGTGTGGGCCATCACTGGCGCAGGGCTGTCCTGATGAGCGGCGCGGTGCTGTCCTTGCTGGGTACGTCGGGTGGGGCGGCGTCTGCCGTGACCATCACGGTCGATCCCGCAACGATCACAGGCATCAACATCGGGCTTACCGCGTCGGCCCAGTACCAGCTTAACAGCAGCGGCAGCGCGTTCCAGATCGTCAACGGCGGCGGTGCCACACTGTTATACGCTTGGTGCATCCCGGCGTCGCAGGCGGCCAACTACGAAGTGTACGCCAGCCTGGTGTCAGGGTCGTTGAGCGGCGGCAGTTCGGCTACTGACACTTGGCTGGCGCTGACATCGACACGCAATTGGCTGGTCAGCACCACCACACTTCAGTACGCAACGCTCAATGTTGGTATCCGGCGTATCGGCACCACCACCATTTTGGCGGCGGCTGACATCGAACTAGCCGCCGAAGCAGTATAAGGATAGGCCATGTCTGTTACCGCCAAAGCCCTGATCCCGGCCAAGGTCGCCGAAGATACGCAGTCCACGCAGTACACTGCGACCAACGTGACGACGATCATCGATAAGTTCACGGCCACCAACTACGGCGCGTCCGCTGCGTCGATCAGCGTCAACCTGGTGACGGCAGCCGACACCTCTGGCACGCAGAACCTGATCGTGAAGACCAAGACGCTCCAGCCGTCCGAAACCTACACGTTCCCGGAACTGGTGGGCCACGTCCTGAACCCAAACGGGTTTATCTCGACGCTGGCGTCGGCGCCGCTGACGATCAACATCCGCGCGTCAGGACGTGAGATTAGCTGATGTTGACGCGCAGCTTTGATGTAAACGCTATCAACGCTGCGGCGAACCGTCCCGACGTGCGCCCGTTTATCGGCCCCGCGTCGCTGGGCGAACTGGATTTCGAAGACGCCGTCACCGACTACAACAACTGGTTTTTGATGGGCGAACACGGCGGCTTTGTCTTGGTCTGGAGTGCGCCGGGCGTCTACGAAGTCCACGTTTTCATTGCCACCGAAGGCCGCGGCAAGTGGGCCGCGCAGGCTTGGGTAGCAGCGCGGGAGTACGCCGCGCAAAATGGGGCCAAGATGCTGTGGGCGCGGATTGCGCCTACCGCCAAGTTTGTGTCAATGTTTGCCCGCCGTGGGGGTATGAAGCCCACTTATGAGATGTTATACACGCTAGGGTCTGCCTACGACGTGTACAAGATGGAGTTGTAATCATGCCTCCCGCAATCATCGCAGCCGCCGTTGGCGCAGCAGGGGCCGTTGGCGGCGGTCTAATCGCATCTGGCGGTGCCAAGAAAGCTGGGCGCGCGCAAGCGGAAGCCGCCGAAAAGGCTCAGTTGGCGCAGGAACGGATGTTCCAAGAGCAGAAGGCTCTGCAAGAGCCGTTCCGTCAAGCTGGCCTTACCGCGCAAGAGCAGATCATGCAGTTGCTGGGGATCGGCGGCGACGCATCGGCGGCGGGTTACGGCAGTCTGGCCAAGCCGTTTAGCCAGACTGATTTTGAGCAAGACCCAGGCTACGCTTTCCGCCAAGCGGAAGGTATGCGTGCGCTGGAGCGGTCAGCCGCAGCGCGCGGCAGTTTGCTGTCAGGCAGCACGCTGAAAGGCATCCAGCGGTTTGGGCAGGACTTGGCCAGCCAAGAGTATGGCAACGCCTTCAACCGTTACCAGATCGAACGCAACGCGCGCCTGAACCCGCTTCAGTCTCTGATGGGTTCTGGTCAGTCTGCAACCAACGTGCTGACCGGCGCTGCGGGTCAGGCCGGGCAGAATGAAGCCGCTAACATTTATAACGCCGGTCAGGCCCGCGCATCTAGCTACATCGGTCAGGCTAACGCGCTGGGCGGCGCACTCAGCAGCATCGGTCAGGCAGCGGCGTCGTTCCCGCTGATGCAGGCGCAGATGAACTATCTTAATCAAGGAGCGCCGGGGGGCTTTGGCGGCACGGCGAACAATATGACGCCCATCCCAAAAAATGCGTACCGCGGCATCGGCGGCTAACTGAGGACGGACAATGGCTAACCAAGCAATCGCCCTTCAAGCCCGCGCACCGCAAGGCAACTTCTTGGCGCCTGCGATCCAGCAGGGCGCGCAGTTCATCAACATGATGTCGCAGCAGCGCGCTGCTG